AATATTCCCCCCGTCAAGCTGAGAAATCAGATGTCGGTACATCACTCCACCACCTTTCGGCAGTGCTCTTCACCATAAACCACACCCAAACTGGAACCACAGTCCCAGGCAACATGGATCGTACCGATGGAATCGACGGAAACAACCGTTCCCTGACAACCAGGAATCAGCTTGGTGTTGAACGGATCATTCATGCTGACCAGCTCTACTCTTGTTCCCTTTGGGTACCGTTCCCGGAGGATTTGAAGAACCGCTTTAGAAATTACTCGCATTCCTGCGCCTCCTTTCGGGGACCGGCCTTGAATGCCGTGCTACCGGAAAGATTCCGGAGCAGGATCTTCCGTGCGGTCTTATACTCGTCACCGATAAAGCCGAGCCGCAGGAGGAAGCAGCGGAATGTATACTTCTCATTGTCCACAGCTTTCTCCTTTGCACTGATTCGCTTCTGATTCCGGGCCATGTCACACAGCCTACAAATGAAAGTTTCATAAGCCTTCATTTCGTCAGGGGTACAATTTTCCGGGAACCAGGGGAAGCTGACCTTCTCATCAGTGATTTCAAAGGGAATATCCGCAGCTCCCAGAGCCTTGCGAATCAGATTGCCTTTGGACTCCACGATGTTGCGCAGGTTCGCAAGATGGCTGTCAGTGAACAGTGACCGGGGCATGGAAATGCAGATTCCGGAAATTTCAACATCCGAGGATTCCTCGGTAGTTTCCTCTTCCATGGCCTCTGCCAGAGGATCTTCCGCCAGGAAGTCCTTCTCCCGAAGGAATCTGACGAGAGCTGCAGCCTCCCGGACTTCCTCAATGGTAACCTGACCGTCCACGCTGATATAGATGCCTCCCACCTTGTAAGCAAATCCTGGTGCGCCCAGGTATTTTGCTTTCTCACCAGTGTGTTCGACGATCGCCGCCACCAGGCGTTTGCGGTCGCTGCCGCTGACATTGTAATTGATGATCATGTGTAAAACCTCCTTGTTTTTTGGTAGTACACATATTCGCTCTGAATGACAGAGATAGCAAGTTGTTTCTGGCACAGGAAATATAGAAAGATCAAAGGCAATATTGTGTGTAGTACACAATGCCAGTCCGTTGATAATTACTCCTCTTGTGCCCCCAGCGCGGAGTAATGATAGGTCAGGCCATCCCGCTGCACAGTGACATCTTCCGAACCACCAACCTGCTCAATGTACCGCTTTACGATAACATCACAGAACTTTTCATCCAGTTCCACGGTGTAACAAATACGGTCGGTCTGTTCACAGGCTATAAGTGTACTTCCAGAGCCACCAAAGGGGTCCAGGACCACGCTATTGCTCATGGAAGAATTCATGATGGGATATGCCAGAAGTGGAATGGGTTTCATGGTTGGGTGATCACCGTTCCTCTTCGGCTTATCGAATTCCCAGATGGTGGTTTCCTTTCTGCCGGTATACCATTGGTGCTTGCCATTTTTCTTCCAACCATACAGGCATGGCTCATGCTGCCATTGATAGGGGCTACGCCCCAGCACCAGAGACTGCTTCTTCCAGATACAGCACCCTGACAAATAAAATCCTGCATCGGCGAAAGCCCTGCGGAAATTCAGCCCCTCAGTGTCTGCGTGGAACACATAGATGGACGCATCATCTGCCATTACCGCGTGCATCTGCGTAAATGCATCTAGAAGGAATTTGTAGAAGGCATCGTTGCCCATATTATCATTTTTGATTTTACCGGCAGAACCTTCATAATTGACGTTGTAAGGTGGATCGGTGATGACCAGATTTGCCTTCACCCCTGCCATGAGCAAATCGAAGGTATCAGTCTTGGTACTATCACCGCAGATCAATCGATGCCGGCCAAGCTGCCAGATATCGCCTGTCTTTGTGGTGGTAGGCTTTTCCAATTCTGCATCCACATCAAATGTGTCCTCTTTGACACCATCTTTGATGCTGTCTTTGAAAAGGTCATCGATTTCAGCCGGATCAAAGCCAGTGATGGATACGTCGAAGTCAGCACCCTGCAGATCCTCAATCAGCAGAGCTAGCTTATCATTATCCCAGTCGCCGGAGATCTTATTCAGGGCAATGTTCAAAGCCTTTTCCTGATCCTCCGGTATATCCACCACAACGCAGTCCACTTCGGTAATACCAATATCCTGTAGCACCTTCAGTCGCTGATGACCACCGACCACCCGACCGGTAGCTTTGTTCCAGATCACAGGCTCCACATAACCGAACTGCTGCAAGGAGCGCTTCAGTTTCTCATATTCCGGATCGCCGGGTTGCAGATCCTTGCGGGGGTTATAATCTGCAGGAAGCAGATCCGCCGCATTTTTCTTTTCAATGATCATACAAGTCCCCACTCAGCGAACTTTTCAAATCCACCCAGGTTTCGGATGAACTCTCTCGCTGTTTCTACGATTTCCTCGTAAGAAATACCATTCACGGCTTCATCGCCAATGGCACAGCATAGTTCCACAGGCTTGCCCAGTCGCTGGGCTTCCAACCAAGCGTAGATATTTACGCTGACATCAGCTTTGGACAGATCCTTGCCATGCAAACCACCGCCGGTAACGGAATCAGCCATATCGCTCCCTAGCTTCCGGTTGGTAGCGCCGGTGTCCACATTGGTACCACCAGTCCAATCACCCAGGGGGTTGATCTCCGCATAGGGAAAATCGTTGCTCAGATCTTCAGAATCTGCATGGCTCTGGCAGATAATGACACGGTCGCCATCCATGATGTACTTGCCATCATAGGGATGCTTCTCATAAATAGCACGGGCCAATGCAGACAGATTCTTCTGCTCCTCGGTCACAGGAACACCTTTGAAGATACCGTTGTCGCCGCAGCGGAAGGCATCTTCCTGGTTCCTTGCAAGGTGATAATCCTGGGGAACAATGACCACATCAGTCTTGATATTGCCTGCGATACGGTGGATAGCATTCTTGATCTTTTTTACATTCAGCGAAGCAGAGGTTTCCACAATGGCATGGCAGATACCATGGCCGGTCAGAACCTCCACCGCCACCTTTGGATCGATCTGTGTTTCGTATGCGATGTCCACAATGGCACCTGCAATACGATCCGCAATCTTATCCGGATGGGAGGGATTCACTTTTTCAAACATAACTTTTATCCTTTCCTGGATTGTAATAGTCGTTCCATAGGATCATCCTGTACGCTGCCGGAGTATTCGCCGGTACAGTTTTCTCGGACAATTTGGAAAATCTCTGACCACAGACGGTTGGCCTGGGTCTGATACTTATCTGCAATCGCTACATAGGGAGACTGGATGGCTGCACCAGTGGTAGGGTGTTTTGCCAAAAATCCCAGTTCACTGTTGATAACCTCACACTGCATCCATCTGGCGATGCTCATTGCGTAGCGCTCAATGAGTATCGGGGAAACCAGGGACGCACATCCTCTTTCAGAAAGCCAGTTCCACACACGTTCATAGATTTCGGCTGCGCACAGGGTTGATCCATCCTTCTGAGTAGCAGAAAGATACTCAGGCGGTTTGGGCATAGACTGCCCTTCAAGATCTGCCGCGCTGTCTCGAAAATCAATAAGTGTCAGCGGTCTCTTTCCAAGGTTGCCTTCCGCCAATTTCTCGGCAATCGGCTTTTTCGGCCTGCCTCCAGAGCCTGGCTTGGGACCCCTTTTGCCCAATTCATGTCACCTCATTTCCTGTCGGGGCCTATTCCCCTAAAAACTTTTGCGAATTTTTACACGAAGCCCCGGGCCGCTGCCCCGATGTAAAAGCCACAGAGATTTTTACCCCCCTACCGGTCACCCAGTTCATGGTGGATCTTGTTGTGGCAGGATCGGCACAGGGACATAAGGTTTTCTCTGGCATGGGTGCCACCTTTGGAAATCGGGATCTTGTGATGTACCTCTGCCGCAGGGATCAGTTTTCCTTCCTTCTCACACTGCTCACACAGAGGATGTTGACCGATGTGTCTGTCACGGATGCGTTTCCAGGCACGGCCATACTTTTTGTTGATGTCCGGAGCGCGTTGGTACTTGTTCCTATTCTCTGAAAATCAGTGAAGGCAAAAACCTCCAGAAGCTTATGCAGCTATTCAGACAGATGCTCATATCCTACTGTGCCTGTATTCAAAATTATTCATTGGAAAAGTATTCTCCGCTGATTCGCCGTGTAATCAGCTATATTCAGTTGAATTACCAGGAACAGCTATCTCTTCGCCAGTTGGCAAAGCACTGCCATGTAAATGCCAATTATTTATCGGAACTGTTTCGTGAAGAAACCGGAATGACGTTAACAGCATACATCAACCGTTACAGAGTTGAGCGTTCGATTCCAATGCTGAAATATAGCGAAATGCGCATTGCAAAAATAAGTGAAACAATCGGCTTTTCCGATGAAAACTATTACTCAAGAATCTTCAAGAATCAATTGGGCGTATCTCCAAAAAAATACCGGCAACAACATAACGAATAAAACCGCTGCAACAGCGGTTTTATTTTTGTCTGGATTTTCCCATTCATTAAATCCATGCTACCCATCGACGGGAGACCCTTTTCATGCTATAATGCCAACGGGATTCACACTTGGAGTCTTCATAAATCGTGCCGGGATACAGGTGTAACTTCTTTTTACTTTTTTGCAATTATCAAATGAAGCATTAGTAGTTATGCCGTCTTTCTCGTTACACGAAAATAACAAATAGTTACACAAAATATTATCGTTACACGAATAATCCCAATCAAATAGCACATAAACAAAAAAGCCGCTACACTAGAGATCAAATTCTCTGGTGTGGCAGCTTTAATACTTCAATATAGGTTATTTCCTGGAATTATCTGCTTAACAAAAGGAAAAACCCACCCTGATTCTATCAAAATCAGAGTGGGAATATGGAGCGGGTGACGAGGCTCGAACTCGCTACCTCCACCTTGGCAAGGTGGCGCTCTACCGGATGAGCTACACCCGCATGGGTT